CTGTTAATGTTGTTATATTAGGAAAAACAAAAGCTACACCTGAAATAGACTCTGACTTTACAATTAACCTATCTCCTACGGTTAATAAATTTTGATCTTGACCAACAAGTCTAAACCAGTAAAGAGTTGGGTCATTTAAGTCTGCTGTTACAGTTGTAATATATAAAGTTTCATAAGTAGTATCGGAAGGCTTTATTGCAAATTTATATCTTGTTGCCCATTTTGGTGGTGGTGAATCAACGGATACTCTAATTCTATTTACTGTCCCTGCACCTTCTGGACTTATATGAACCGCACTATCTTCATTAGTTATTACTGTAGATGAACGTCCATATTCATCCATATAAATAATTCCTAAGTTATAGTCTCTATTACTATGCAAACTTAATCTATTAGGTGTGCTGTCTAAAATACCCGTCATAGACGTTTGAATATATTGAAAATATTCATAATATCTACTTGTTAAATTAGTATTAGTATCAAAAAATGTATATTCTACAGCTGGTACTTTTAATGTAAACGAGTCTCCAGTTACAGTTAATTTAAATCCCTCAACTATTGTTGCACTTGTTATACCAGTTAGTGTGTGTTCAGTTTGAATAAATGGGCCGGCACCCGCAACTACTCCAGGATTGTTTGGGCCTGGAGCAGGTAAAGCAGTGTTAAATAAATCTGTTAAAGAATTACCGTTGTTTGAGTTTGCTATAGGCTGAAAGTTTGTTTCTCCTACCGCATCAGAAAATTCTGCACTTAACAACATTGTGTTTATTGAATTATAATCTCTTGTAGTTGTAAACCTAAAAGTTAAATCAATGGGCTGGCTTAAATCTGATGATTTATATTCATCAGTTACAGGAAATCCTGACAACCCCTGTGGTATTGATTCTGTAGATGTAGTTCTTAATGAGATATTCCACTCAAAAGTAGTGCCCGATTGTATAGTAGATGAACTTAAATATATTGGTCGATTATTTAAATCTAAATTTGGGTAAAATGTAACACGCCCTAAAGTAGTATTAAAAGTAGTAGCGCTAATATTCCACTGCTGAGTACCAGCTGTTCTGGCCGGCTGTAGTAACTGAATATATTTATCTTGTATTTGTATTACTTCTGGTGTAAAAAAAGGAACAACAGGCAGGTCATCAAATCCTAACATATTGTGACCATCTACGTAATTTCCATAAAACACTCTGTTACCCATAATTGTTTGCGCTTGTGCTAATTTAGGTACATTATCAAATGTTCTAAGAAGCTCATCTTCGCCTAATAAGGTATATATTTTCTTTTTTCCAAAGTTTATTGAACGAGTAGTATTGTCAGCCCACCCTTGATTAATTTTATCATATCTTTCAATTAGGTAAATAGTGTTTTTACCAGATTCTTTATATAACAAATCAACACCTATTACATTTGACCCTCCTGTACTGAATGTAACCTCTACGGTATTAAATTTATTTTCCATTCCTGCGTTTTCTAAAGTATCATAATCTAAAAGCCAGTCATTAGGCTCAAAAGCAGGAGTAGTAAACAATGATGTAGCGCTATATTGATTGTCTTTATATTTATATCTATAAGCAAAACATAAAAATTTATCTAATAAATAATTTTCTTCCTCTGAAGGAGTGTTAAATAAATTTAATGTAGGAGCTGGTAAAGAATATTCTGTTACAGGTGGTAAAACTAAGCTGTTTGTGTATTCAGAAAATCCAGGAGGCTTTACAATTACTGAAATATCTTCTTCTGTTATGCCATCTCCTGCTGAAGGAAATGGATAATCTCTGTTAATATTAATAACTCTTGGTGGATTTACGTTGTCAGTAAAAAACAAAAGATCATTAATTAAACTTACTCCTGTTATTAAATCTGTTAATGAAAAATTTAATACTGTTTCGGATATAACAATATAACGAGTAGCATTATTTGATGCATTATAAGAAACAATCATATCTACTTTACCAGAACCGGATGAACCATTAGACGGGTCAGAAACAAACCAATACATGGTTTGGTTTATCCCATCAGCATAAGCTCCTATGCATTTTGCATCTTGCGATAAACTTACTTGGTTATATTGAAGTGTAGATACTTTAGTGTTACCCTTTGAATTTTCAACAGCTCCTATTTCTGTGGTCTCTGTTGATCCAAGTCTTACATTTTGTGCGTCTATATATTGTCCAGGAGGTAATAAGCGTTCATCAACGCTTTTATTCATTTTACCTGCTATAAAATTAGTGTTAATATCCATATTACTTTATCCATTTATCCTGACCTCTCAAGTTCATCAGCAATCTACCTGGATGAATATTACTTAATCTTAATTTTGCATTTCTCAATAATGATGATTTATCTTTTCTTGCTCTATTTACTATATATTCTTGAACACCTAATTTGCTGTTTAATAAAGAAAATCTTACATAGGCATAAAGATATTCTTCAAACATTTTATTTACACTAATTTTAGAATCATCTCCTTTTTCCATTCCATCTGAAACGTATTCTAAAACTACTGACTTACCCGACATTGAAGAATTAAAATATATAGCGCCTGTAGCTTTATTAATTGTAAATGTAGGATTTATATTTGCTGTTTCTGTGTTTAAACCAAACCTTGCTCCAATAGGATAATCAAAATACCAACAACCATCTACACAGTAGCCCATTTGATTATGATATGGCCCACCACCTAAATATAATTTTTGCATACCACCATCTTGTCGGGATAAATCCACTTGAGAATTTTGAGGTTTTAAAACATTACCATCTAAGTCAAATAGTATTTTAGCATTATTGTCTTGTAAATACGCATCACTCCACATTGTCTGAATATTTTCAGTTAATGGGTAAAGCACTCCTGCTTCATATAATGAAATTCTTACGTAGTTTATATAATCGGGAGGTAAAACAAATCTAATTTGAGAATCTAAAGTTAATTGAAGAATTTTTATTTCCTTCATAGCGTCATAATTTAATTCCTGTATTCCTCTTTTTGCATGAAATATAACTTGATATCTTTCAATATTGTTTAATATTTCATTATTACCCTGATACATTAACATAAAATTATTCACTATATCTTCTAAAGATACATACTGATAAGAACCCCAGTTTTTATCTACTGGCGAATTTCCATTGTTTTCGTAATATAAATAATCAGTAATATATGCCATATGCTATACTTGTATTTGGTTTTCCTGAACCTCTTCTGTAGATCCAAAATTATAAACATCTTGTTCTCTTATTTCAATACCTACGTATTGACAAATTTTTGCTATTAAACCTGGTTCATCAGACAATGGTAGTTCAAAATCTTGATATGTTGTTGATGTTTGGTCAAACATTGGCTCTCCATTTGTTAGTGATAAAAACGTCCATTGAGGCGGTTTAGGATATCTTATGTATTGTGCTTTTATGTCCCCATTGTTTTGTATAGAAGTAGGGTAAACAGTAACAGTATTTCCGCTTAATACATAAGCTGGAAACTGTTTTGTTGGAGCACCTAATGTAGAACTGGTTAAGAAAAATATTTTTTTCTGTGTTACTCTTTCTACTTCGCTTATATTGTTAGCATCATAAATAGAATATGAGTCACCAATAGCCTGAAAAATATCAGCGCTTAAATTAATTGTAGTTGCGTTAGCAACGCTTTGTACTAATGCTTGTTTTAGTGTTGTTGTGTTTACCACAATACTGCCTATGGCTGGATATTGTGGAGTTACTGCACCATTTGAAAAAACAGGATTTGCATTACCATCTACTAATTGATCTACAGCAACAGCCGTAGTGGTAGCCGATGTTAGAAGAGTTGAGTTGTAATATAGCTTATTAATCAAATAATAATCTGTAGGTAAAGTCCATGTATTTATACCACCTCCGGTTAAAAATACTTCAACTGAAAAAGAATCAATAACCTCTTCCAGTCCCTTTACTATGTCAGCATAGCCAGTACCAGATTGTCTCATATTCTCACGATTGATATATTGATTATATTGATAAAAATAATCCTCAAACATATCCATCTGTGCCTGCTGAGCATACAGATTGAAATCTTGTGGAGACAGGTATCCGTAATTATTTTTATTTATAATTGCTAATACTGTATTCCTAACGTCATTAATCATCGCCATAGAAAATACTTTTAATTATCTACAAATATAGCAAAAAAAAAGAGGTCACTTTTTTTTGTGACCCCTCTTAAATAGCTATATTAATACTAAGGTATAGATACGTCAAGAATTAAGACTGGCTCTTCATTTACAGCTGTTAAAGTAAAAGTAGCGTTACCACCTCCACCTGTAACTGTAACCACGTCTCCAACTGCATATCCAGTTCCTCCGCTTAATGCATCAATAGAAGTAATTGCTCCAGCTGCTGCTGTAAAATCTACTGTTAAATTAATACCAGAACCTGAATTAGTAGTTGCATTTGCAGTACCAGAAGAATATCCAGTTCCACCTACCAAACTACCAATACCTCCAAGAGTAGGAACTCCCATATTAGAAGGAGACCATCCTGTATATTTTACTAAAGGCCATGCTTGAATTAACGACCCAGTGATTGCGCTTTGAAAGCCATCTCTGATGTCTTCATTTCCTGCAAGCTGAGCAACATGAAGAATCTTAAGAAGTATTCCTGTTGATCCACAGTATCGAACATTTACCTCACTGTTAATAGGGTCTGCTGCTGCATTTTCAACTAAAGCTACACCAGATGTAGATATTAATTGTTTACTTGATACAGTTGCAGAATATATTGTAAAGGATTTTGAGTTTCCAACACCAGTTCCTTGAGCTGCTCCTATAGGAGTTAAAGATAATAAATTAGCACTGTCTATAGCAGCTACTAAATACATTCTATCATCAGTTGTATCATGTAAGATGTCTCCTACCGCTACTCCTGATGCAAAAGCTCCAGTGTCTTCTACTTTATTATTACCGGCTTGATCGCCAGTAGAGGTTCCTGTCATTGCGACATCTTGAACATTTACCTCAACGAATTTGTTCATTGCTCCGTACATTACGCTATAGCAATACCTGAAACAGCGTCACTCGGAACGTATTCAAAAGCTACGTTTGTCCAGCCTGTCGCAAGGGCTTCAACAATAGCATCTTGTACTTCGTCTCTATATGTTTCTACTCCTGCTCCTAAAGCATTTGTATAAGTTAAAGTTGTAACTTTTCCTGAGCCATAAGCTAAAGTAACTGTACTTGTGCTTGCTTGCTCAACTAATTTTACGTCCAATACTGAAACAAGCTGTTTTTGCTCGTTTGTTACTGGAACATTTAAAAATTTTTCCATAATAAATAATGTGATTAAGGGTTAATAAAGCACAAAGATAAACAATCTATTTATCTTTATTTAAAGCGCTTTTTAACATCTTAAACATTTGTAAACCATCATCAGACTGAAGGTAAGTACCAATAATTAAATAAGGGTCTGTATTATGAGGAACTACAAGCATTTGTTTTTTATTATTTTTTAAATTATAAAATACATTTTTACCTTTTATTTTTATCAAATTAGCTTGTTCCAGTTTCATAACTGTATCTTGAAGCTCTAACATAGGATCATTAATTATAGCCATTAAGTCTTCAGGTCTTGTTTTAGCAAACATTAACAAATCTCTTTTTATTTCAGAAGTTGTCATTTTGTCTACTGAGTTACCTAAAAAAGCTCTGGCTACGGTTATCATTTTTTCTATTGATAATTCCATTGCTAAAACCTGAGCATTAAGCTCCATAGTTGCTTCTTCTAAATCTTTAGCCGCATCAGCCTCAGCATCAACTATTTCAAATACCTGTCCATTATGTGGGTGGTAATGTAAAAACTCTTGTAATACTTGATTTGACCTGTCTACATATAACATTCCGTCTTCAAATACTACCGGCTCTAATATTGCATTACCATCTTGCTCGTCTTCAAATGGGCTTTTTTGATTTCTTGCATACCTTAATGGTCTGTTAATACCAGACTCTTCATCAAAATATAGTAGGGGAGAACGAGATGTGTTTCTTGAGGGAATTGTATAGGATAAAGGTCTTTGCCCTCTGGTAAGCCTATACGTCTTACTTGTAAAATTTTGTTTTTTCATTTTATTATAATTTATTAAAGTTAAATAAAGGGGAGGCGAACCTCCCCTTTTGAATTAATTATTTATTCTTAGTCTTTGAATAAGAAGAAATTGTTTGCACCTAAAGTACATAATGCTCTTTCTGATAAGAAGTTAACCTGCATTTTATCAACGTCTGATGACATTGCTCCACCAGCAGAACCAGTGATCCAAGTTTTGTATCTTCTATCTTCAGTTTCAGAAGCTCTATATCTTACGTGCAAGAATGGTCTCTTAGCGTTTTTACCTAAAATTTGGTCATAAACAGTAGTTGAACCAGCAGGTACTAATACACCGCTAATTTTTCCTCCATTTATTCCTCCTCTCATTGTAGGGTCATTTAGGTATTTCCAGTCAGACTTGTAAAAGTCATAACCTCTACGGAAACCTGTAAATCCAAGATTCAAAGCCATATCTGCATCATTGTCAAATAGACCGTATGAAGTACCACCAGCTCCGTAAGAGTTTTGTGCTGCTAACATATCATCTATATCAAATGAGAAGTTTCTGTTTACGAAAATTACATTTTCTTCAATAGCTCCTTGCTTGTCAAGTCTTTGAATTACCGAATCAAATCCAGCTAAAGTTGTTGGGTTTCCTCCTCCCCATACATTTCCTCTGTCATTAATTACATAGAAAAGACCTTCCGAACCAGCTTGGTCATCATTAGCTAATGGCGTACCGCTTACAAGGTTTACTTGCGCTTGCGATGTATTAGCTGCTGGAACCGTTTCAATCATAGCTGTTTCCATGTAGTCTTCAAAACGTAATCTTGTTTCGTGCTCAGACTTTAAGTACCATAGGTATCCGTTTGCTCCATTTTCTGTTGTAACTTCAATCCATCCAATTTGAGCCATATCAGAACCACTTACCTCGTAAGTATCCTTTAAAATAATTGGCTTATTTTGGAAGATAAAGTCATCAGCTTCTAATGAACCTGACATACCTGCTGTTCCTTTTGCAAATTCAGAACCATATATAAATACAGTACAAGCTGTTTGTGGAACGGCCTGAGTTACTTCGTAGTAAGCTACTTCAAACTCATTTCCTGCTAACGCTGCCCCACCTATAGTTGTTCCTCCAGGTGCTCCAGTTATTAATCCTTTATTAGATAATGTAGAACCTGCTGCATTATCTGAAATCATAACTGTTTGACCAACTCTTAAACCAGCTGTAGTAACACCTGTTGATAAAGTTGGATCAAATGCATCGTTAATAGTATATGTAGCTACTGCGTTAGCTCCTTGAGCTGTTGCTGAAGTACAGTTTGTGTATTTAATATGTAATCTTCCTTGTTCTGCCCACTTTATCATATCTGAGTTAGTTGGCATTTCTGCACCTACCATTCTTAGGAAAGATGCGATTGTTCTATTTCCATAACGCTCAAATTCTTTCTCATAAGTATCTGGTAAATACTGAGTCAAGAAATCAAAGTTAGTTATGTAGTTTGTTGACAACACCTGCTTTTGAGCACTCGGCTGTAATGCAAATGTTGGGCTTGATAATACTGACATAATTTTTTATTTATTTTTAATGTTTATACTCTTTTTATACTTTTTATTTTAAGTCCTCTTCCGCTACTTGTGTCGCCAACCGCTCTAATTTTTAACCCATCTTTTACAACCGTTTGTTGAGAATTTCTAATATCCATATTAATGTTTTTTGATTTTTTAGTAACATCATCTACAGTATTAGCAACCCCTTGATCGTAAAAAAACTGAGCAAATTTTTCCGGGTTCATTGCTATAGCTAAAGACCTGTGATAGCCCTTAGCATCTTTAATCATTCCGTTATCATCCATAAATTTCTTAACAAAGTTATTTACGTCTGCTTGACGGCTTTTCAATTCAGCAACATCACCTGGCTTATAAGTAAATTGTTTTTCTCCTACATTAAATTCAAAACCTTTGAACTCATTGTTAAAAACCTCATCGGTTTTTTGGAGAAACCAATCATACTTTTTTTGGTTTGCTTCATTTACAGTTTTTGATTCCTTAACATAACTTTTATAAGCATTTAAAGTTTCTTTGTCCGTATCAGATAATCCACTCCCACTTGACTCAAGAGGAACTTTATATTTACCTTTTTGTTCATTGAAATACTTTTTTGCTTTCGCAAGTTCTCTTTTTTTAGCTAATTTAAGTTTCTTAATTTGTCTGGGCTCGTCTATTTCTTCATCATAAGAAAATTTATCGTCCATCAAATCTTGAATATCTATAGCGTCCAAACCTTCTTCGGTAGCGCCATAAAAATCAGCTAATAAAAGATCATCATCCATAGTATCGTAGTCTTTTTGTAATTTATAAAAGTCTTCAATACCTCTTCCTGTTTCTTTTTTATACTTAAAATATGCAGATACATCTTCTGGTAAATCCTCATTTACTTCTTGTTGAGCAAATAAATCATCAACAGAATTTATATCTTTATCATATCTGTTTTTAATATATGTAAGAACGTCTGCGTCACTTAACTCTGGCGCTGGAGTTTTTTCTTCAACCTCTGTAGTTTTTTCTTCTACTTTTTCTTCTACAGGAGCTTCTTGTTCGTCTTTTATTACTACTTTTTCTTCAGTAGATTCCGTTGTTTGTTCAAACTTTTCTTCGTGTTTGTTTAATAAATCCTGTTCTATTTCAGCTTTAGATTTTTCAACTACATCAGTAAGTTCTCGTACTTTTATATTTTCCATTTTATTTAATTTAATTTTTACAAAGTTAATAATTATTTAACCTCAAGATTTAGCTATCTTGGGTTAAACTCAGCCATATCAAAACCATCTAAACTATCTTCATTAGATTCAAAATTTATAGGAGGTAAATTGTTTTTACGTTGATCTATTAATCTTGATTGTTCTGAGGACTGCTGGCTAATTCTTTTGTTTTTAGCCTCCTCTCTATTTTTCTCTCTTTTGTCTATTTGAGATTCTTCCGCACCTTTTAACTGAACAGCAAATTGAAATTCTGTATTCATTAATTGCTCTTTTAATGCAGCTTCATTTTTCATTTTTTCTATTTCAAAGCCAATCTCTGCTTGTTTAACTTGCATTTTTGTTTGACCTTCCATTTGAATTTTTTGCATTGCAATTTGAGCAGCTGCTTGTTGAGATTGCATATTATTCTGTTGTTGCATTTGCATCTCTTGAGCTTTTCTTTCCATATCTTTTTGAGCCTTTTGTTTTCTTTTAACTTTTAAAAGTTGATTGGCCATTTTAATATTTTTTATTTCTCTAATATCAATAGCGTCTTCTAAGTCAATTCCACCTTTAGATAAGGCCATTTGAATATTAGCCTCCAGTCTTGCTTTTTCTTCTTCGTCAGGAGCTACCTCTACAAATATTCCAAAATCATATAAATATAAATTTTTAATATCATCCAATATACCCAAATTGTATTTACCTATTTGCATTGCAAATTCATCTGCAAAATCTGAATATTCTAAAACATCTGCTGTTCTTATTGATAAAGCCTCTGCTAATGTTTGAGTTAAATATAAACTACCATCTAATATGTGCCTTGTTGCTGTGTTAGAATTTAATGCGGCTAATTTTTGCACGCCTACTAAAGAGTTTGGGTCAGGCGTGCTACCGTCCCGAGCCTCATTTAACCCTGTTACTTGCCTAATCATATTCATATAATGATTATAATTACCTATAAGCATTTGCATTTTATTTGCACCACTGTTAGAAGTAAGTTGTTGTATAGGAACTCTTGCGTTGTTAAATTCACCATCTTGAGTGTAACTCCTTCCTACAACACTACCTGTTTGAAAATATAATCTCAATGCGTCAGCAGGGTCATAGGCATTTCCTGTTCCTAAATCTACTTCGTTTAATCCGTCTGCATCTATAAAAACTCCGTCTGGAACAACTTTTTGTATTACTTGCTGTAGCTTCATATGTGTCACTTGAATTAAATCAGTGAATGGAATCATACGTCTTACTAACGACTCTATATTTCCTTTATACATTCTTGGAGCAACAGCTACATAATTAGGCATAGCATATTGACTTGCCGATTGTGGTCTAACCATGTTTTTAGCTAACTCCCATTTAATCAAAAGATTAGTTCCCATTACCATAACTCCATCATACCAAACGTCTATTCTTTTTTCTACTTTTTCAAAGTTACCTTCTTCCATCATTTCTTCTGGAGGATTAAATTCATCTGTTTTAGGCACTACTTTAAAGTTACCATCTGCTGTTTGTTTTTTCTTGTATACAAAACTATTAGTTGTTTTGTAGTTAAAATATAATAAAGTACAGGTATCTCTATAAAACATAGAGTTTTCATACATAGCTGCAACATTATAATATTGATACCACGCTTGACTATATTTAGATATTTCTTCTAAATCTTCTTGATTTAAATCAGGATTTATTTTTATAACTTCTCCAATAGGTATTGTTTTAATTTCTCCCCAGTAAAAACAATCTTTAAAATGAGGGTCTTCAGTATAACTATAAACAACATTGGCTGGGTCTACATAATCTACTTTTACTCCATCACCTAATTGAAAACTATGTTTGCAAACTCCTATACCTAAAGTCATTAAATCTAAGTCACATCTTTTTCTGGTTTGTTCATAATGATTTTCTGCTAATAAAGTATTTATAGCACATTCATTTGCAATCTCTACAGCTGGCTTATAATTCAACTGCATATAAAGCTCCATTTCTAAATCTGATTCTGGTAAATCATCAGGATTTACTTGAAACACATCAACATCAAAGTCTTTTTCTATTTGCTTAAACAATGGTTTTGCTATTACATTAGTCTCTACCATTTCTTGAAACTCACCTCTTTTTTCTGATGACATTGCGTCCTGAGCATAAGTTTGTACGGTAAAAAGTCTATCGCTCATTCCGTTAACAACTATATCTACAAATTTAGGGACAACAGGTACAGGTGTCCAGTCTAAATTTAAATAACTTAAATCACCATCTACAGCTAATTCATTTTTATATTTAGCTATTGATTGCTCACCTCTGGCGTATAATCGTAAACGATTAAATTCCGCCCATTGGTCATAAAATCGGCATGAGTTAAAACCCGCACCTTTTCTAAACCACTCATATTGTATTGCTTGCCCAATCTGTAGTCCGTACTCTTTAGTTGCTTTTTTGGCATCAGATACAAACTGATCTGGAAAAGCAGCAGACTGAATATCTATTGTTACTCCCTTCATTTATTTTATCAATTGACTTAGAGAACTTTTATTGTTATATCTTGCAAAGTTAACACTTATTTTTGATTTAGGTTTAGTAGGTGTGTACAGGTGCTTTTGGTTAGCCATAATAGCCAAACCTGAACTTATACTTGCATCAAATTTAGTTCTATTACTGATGTCAAACTTAGCCCAATCCATTAATGTACGCTGAAAACACATTACCCCCATGTCTTCTGGGTCTCTATATGAACCATCAAAATCAATTCCAATATGCTGCTCAATATATGATTCTATTGCAGCAGCGTGTGATTGCTTTACGTCTTCTGATGAATTAGGTATACCCCCTAATTCTCTTTCTGTTTTGGATAGTTTATTAAATCTTTTATCTGGCCTATTCATGCAATAACCTCTATAACCTCTGTTTTTAAAATGATACAGTAATCGTGGTTTATTATTTTCACACAGTATAGGCATACCATAAAAAACACAAGCCATTAAAACTTCTTCAAAAAATATTTCTGCGGTTTGAGGCCTTGCAACATATTCTAAAAAAAACTCATTACTTGGTGCATCATCCATATTAAATTTTGTTAATCCATGCAAAGCTCCATTAGAGCCTTTGCCTACTACTACTCCAGATATATCATATGAGTCACATCCAAACGACCCAATATGTTCGTTGCCGGGATACCACCTTCCGTTCTTATTTATTTTACGATTTTGTAAGGCAGCTCCAGGAGTCCAAGTTACTAAAAATCTTCCATTTTTATTAGGGCTAAATATAACCTCTGTATCTTTTACTCCGCTCTTCCAAGAAAAAGAACCTCTTGTAACATGATGATCTAAAAACAAAGAATCGTTATAATCTATTTGCTGGTAAATTTTTGTAAGATTAAAAAGTGATTGCTTTGATTCGTCTCTAAAAGCATGAGATTCTGTTCTGGGAAACTGTCGGTAAAATTCATTTAATGCATCTGCATCTGAAGTCAAAGAATTTACTTCGTTTTCCCAATAAGTTATTGCCCCTACTTTTATATCCTCACCATCTATTCCTATTACCGGTTTTTCCGGAGAATGTAAAACAGGCATACCATACCTATCTATGTATCCTTCAAAGTTCCATTCCATAGGAACAAACAAATTGTATAACCCAGATTTTGTTTGTCCATTTTGATTTCTTTTTGATGCGTCTGAATCTTCATATAATTTTTTAAAGTTAGAACCTCCTTTATCTAATGCATTTGACGTTGAGCCCATCATACATTTACCTATTATTTTACTACCTAATCTTAAACAAGTTTTTGTAACTCGCCAGTTATTTAAAATATTTTCTGGCTTTTCCCATTTACCACTTTCGTCATGCAATAAGTATTGTAATTTTTCACCATCATATGAGTTGTCTGATGTATTCTTCCAGTCTATAGTGGTGTCCAGCCCTTCTAATTCGTCTTGACCTAAATCATACATATTTTTTTTAGTAATTTTAGAGGCCGGCACTCTATATGCTAATTCTGTTTTTGGTTTATCCATACCGTCCTGTATAGGTTTAAAAAAGAATGGATAATTATTTGAGATAGGAACAACTTTATCTGTAAACATTTTTTTTGCATCAGCTCCAGTTTTTGAAAGAATCCCTATACGAGCATCTTTTGTAATGGTTGCTTGATTTACACCCTCACAAGAACTCATAAATGAAAATCCAGAACGTCTTATTTTTAAATAACACATTCCAAAACTTCTTTTATCTGCTTTACACGCTTCCCAAAAAATATAAAAAATTCTATTTGCTTCTCTAAAATCAGGGTTTCCTACATCTATTTTAGTCCACTGTAAATACATATAATGAGTGCCTGTTATATATGTTGGATTTCCATTATTTAAAAACCACAGGCCCTGCTCTCTTTTATCAAATTCTTTTTCAATATATTCTATCCATTCATTTTTAAATTCATCAGGAGTACTATGCCATTGAAAAATAGTTTGTATTCTTTTTAATTGTTTTGGTAATAAGGAAGGGTTCCAGTATTGCTCACTAACCTTTTTACTTGAGTTGTAAAAAGTCTTAGGAGTAGATGGTAATGCAATTTTAACATTACTAATTTCATAAACATCTCCTATGGTTCCATCTTTAGAGATAACAATAACATCATATTTTTCGTTATACCCATAAAGCCAGGTTTTGGATTTATTTTTTCTTTTTTTTATCCCGCTGGGGATATAATTAACCAAAACTCGGTATAATTTATTTTGATCGTGATTCTGCAAATCCTTTTGGTGTGTTGTTTTTAGACTCTACTATATTTCCTTCTAACAAATTTCTTTCTTCTTCAATTCTTTTAACTATTTCAAAAGCATCCATAATGCATAATTTTTTTGTTGCTGCTGCATTTTTCAATCTATCTGCGGCAAGCTCATCATCTTTATCGTATTTAATTATATCTTCTTTAGCTACTTTTACTAACTGCTTTACAGCTTTTTCTCCTGCTTCAATTATTTGTAATTTTAATTCTTTATTATTCATTTAATATTGTAGTTATATTATTAGTAAACATCCGATATAATTTTTCTCCCTCTACCTCAAACTCATATTCACTATTTGGTGTAAATATAACTTTATCACCAACATAAACTCCTAATTCTTCTAATTGATTATTAGAATACTTTATAATACCCTGCAAAGGTTCGTATTTTGTGTTTTTTAATATGACAGATTTTTTAGTAAGAATAGGTTCTACAAAACAATATTTACCATGAGAACTCCAGTAATTATTATTTTTATATAAAAAAAACTGATCGTTTTCTATAAAAAATAAATTTTCTTTAAAATAGCTTTTACCACTTTTTCTTCTTCCTTTAATGTCATTATAAAATTTAAATACATTGTGATGAACCAAAAGTGTATCGCCTATACTTACCTCCCCATTATAATTTAAAGGTAAAGATATTACTTTTGCGTATCTATTTGATTTTTGATAATCCTCTTCTGATACACTGGTAATTAGCTCTCCATCACCTATTTTTTTTATATTGTCATACCTTCTATTATTTAATGGCTCAACAATAAAACAATATGGCGACCTCATTAAAAGTTTATATTGTATTCTAATGTAATAGGCAGAGTATATAAAAATTCTTTCCAGACAAAAAGCTCTTCATTTTTTATAACCCACAATTTATATGATTGCGATTCTTCTTTTGCTTGTATTAAGTGTATTTTGTATTCTCCTCCCAGAACTGGCTGACCTACTATATAGTGCATTGACCCAGATTTATAATCTGACCCAATGGAAATTTTTCTTATATCCATTATATTTTATTTTTTATCCTCTACTAAACCTTTGTTTATTTCGGCTGTTATTTCTTCAACTATTTCAAGTGCGCTTATAGGTAAAGATTTTAAAAGTCGGTTTATATGTTTAATAGATTCTTCATTTAATTCTACTCTCATTTAATTTTATTTAATTTTAATCTGGGACTGCCATTAATATATTGTAAGTCGTACCATTTATTTGAACACTCCATACGTGAGTTTGTGAAGCAGACTGAGTTGCTACGGTACCTAAATTTTGTGAAACAGTACCAAAAGTTAATTGATTACTTTGTGTACTTGTTGCTCCAAAACCAATAGCTACACTATAGTTGTCAGTAACATTTGCTCCTTGTCCTAAGGCCATTCCATAATTACCAGTTGCAAGACTTCCCGCTCCTATTGCGATACCATAATCTGCGGATGCCGCTCCTCCTGAATCTGCCCCTTCTCCAATAGATATACTACCCGTTCCTTTGGCTGTTGAATTTCTACCTATGGATATGTTATCAGCAACTATAGCAGTCGTGTTATTTGCGTTATTTCCAATAGCTATGTTAGTATTCCCTGTTACTGTTGCAGCACTCATAGCATTTTTCCCAATAGCTATTTGACCTGTTCCTCCAATGTTTCCAGCCACAACATCTTGCAACGCATTTACCCCTATAGCTATAGACTCATCTACAGCTTTTTTCTGCATAGCATTTTTACCAATAGCTATTTGGTTAATTCCAGTATAAGAGTCATTCTCATTTCCACCTGCACCATACCCTACATAAACAGCAGC